TCGGGTGCAGGAGCTTGAGACCCTTTACAACGCCTATTAGTGTTTTATACTATTGACATACCCAACACTTTATTTAGTGAGCTAAACAAGAACTCACAGATAAATCAATTCTTTGGCAAGGTGTATGTCGGTGAGTGTATGCGGTTGATTTCTGACTACTATGAGAGCAACACCCTAAACACGCAGGAAGGGTGGCAAGAATACTACAAGGAGATGCAAGGCTTCGCAGGGCTTACGGTTGTATTTGAAGAACTAAATAGCAGGCTTCCGAATGTTGAGGAGCAACATATTAAGAAATACATTTGGCATCGTGTAATCGGTCAGACGTGGAACGGCTACCAAAAGGAGCTAATCGTGGTAAAGGAGCTAAACGCAGCGTTCCCCGATGCACACTTCAAGAAAACCACCTTCAACATTGACCACGACTACTGCATAGATGCGGAGATGTTCTTCAACAAAACCCTGATGCTTGGCTTGCAGATAAAGCCTGAATCCTACAAGGCGATGGGTAGCCCCTACCAACTACGAGCAAAGGAGGCGCACCGCGCCAAGAACGAGCGCTACAAGCAAGAGTTTGCACCCTATGTTTATGTTTACTACGGCAAGGAAGGCATCTTAGATAAGGAGCAACTATTTAATCAAATCAATTTATTTTTACACTATGCCAATACCTAAAGTTCAAAGCGGAGAAAAGCAATCCGAATACATCCAACGCTGCTTGGAGGCTATCGGAAGCGAGTACCAAGACAAAGACCAAGCGGTAGCAGTTTGCTATACGCAATTCAGAGAGGGCAAGTAGTCCTCTTTTTTTTTGTTGCATTGTTGGTAATTAAATTATTTGTTATATATTTGACAAACATTTAATACCAATCAGAATGAAACTACTACTTAAAAACACGGCCTACTTCTGCGCTCTTGCGCTGACGTTTTGGGCATACCTATGGACTCTTGAACTTCTTGGGATATGATATTTACTTACAACGACCTAAAGTTTTGGCTCGAAGATGCCGACCTACTACCGCAGTCTTATTGGGATGCCCTTGAGGACTACAACCCCGATGACAAGAACTCCGATGAGATTCTTGCCAAGTGGCTTGGCTACGTTCACGTTGCTGACTTCTACGAGTACGAGATGCAAATCACATACATAGAGGAGTCATACAATGAGGATGGCTATACCAACACCACCGCATACCCTACAACATCCATTTACAGGGATATACCAAACCTTGCCGATGACATCTACATTAAGTGGATGAATTGGGCAACTCAAGTAGCGTCAGAAGAATAATTAAAACCAATCAAATGAAATACGAAACCATCTCCCAACTGCTCCGACAACTGAAGTCGGCAGACATATCCGAATCAATCCTCAAAGACATAGAGACCATTGAGCAGCTACACTTGCGCTTTGCCTACCACGATGCCTTGCTTCGTGTGCCGTTCGAGCAATGGTACGAAGCAACATTCAAAACAGAAACAAAATGAAAATAATAGAACTACTTGACGGAAGCACTTGGGATATGGAGACAGTCCTTGAAAAGATGCAAGATGATGACTTTTACTACGGGGTACTCGGCAAGAACGCCCTGTCCTCCTCTGCTTGTAAGCTGCTGCTGACATCACCCAAGACGTATCACTACGTCACGAAGTACGGCAGCGAGGACTCCGATGCGTTTGCCGTAGGCAGGCTCGTTCACCTTATGACTTTAGAGCCTCACAAGGTAGCGGACTACGAGGTTATTGAGGTGCAGAGCAAGAACGCAAAGGCTTGGCAGGATGCAAAGGGCAAGCGGAACCTCTGTACCCGTAAGGAGTACAATGAGGCGCAACGCATCTCTGATGCGCTCCTGCGCAACGAGAACGTACTTGGGCTTATCACAGGCTGCGAGTTTGAAGTACCAAAAATTGGTATGATTGGCGGCCTGCCCTTTAGGGCGAAGGCTGACATCTATGCTGATGGATTCTTGGCTGACTTGAAAACAACAACCGACCTACGAGCATTCCCTTACTCGGCAAAGAAGTACGGCTACGATGTACAAGCATTTATCTACACCCGACTATTCGGAGTGCCGATTGATAAGTTCTTCTTCATCGCTATTGACAAGGCAAGCCTTGACATAGGCATCTACTCGGTCAGTCCCGAGTTCGTAGCAGAGGGAGAGCGCAAGACCCTTGAGGCAATAGAATTGTACAAGCAGTTCTTCATCTTGGGTGAGGACTTGGATTCGTACACCATAGTTGGCACGTTATGACCGACATCACCAAATGCACAGGCGAGGGCTGCGCTCTCAAAGAAACCTGCTACCGCTTCACCGCACCTGCCGAAATGTATCAATCGTTCTTTGTTGGCGTACCTATCAAGAACGGGCAATGTGAATACTATTGGAACACCAAACTTTAACATTAAACCAATCGTTGCATTTTTTGCAACACCTTTAACACCAACGAGAAATGAAACAGACAGCAGTAGAATGGCTTGTTAATATGTGGGAGATGCAGGGTACAATCACACCACTTGATATTAGAGAAGCAAAAAGAATTGAGAAGGAGCAAATGATTGACTTCGCTTTCAAGTACGGAGACTTGACCACCCGTGAGATTGCAGATGCTTTTGATAAAGAATACAAAACCAACGAGTAATGCAAGACCAATTTATGAGGATAGCAATGGCGCAGCTCCGTAGCACCTACCCCTTCAAGCCCCAACGTAGAGCCGTAGCTGCTCGTATGTGGGTAAAGTATTTAGACCGCAAAGCGATGGCGCAATGGTTCAAAGACCAAGAGGCGAATGTATGATTAGACCCTTTGTGCTTGCCTTCCACAAGCAGAACTCGGGTGTATCACACCACAGGACATTTGCACCCTTGATATGCCACAAGGATGCCGATGTCTTTTTCATTGAGAAGATTACCGACATTGACCCCGAGATGTGGCCGAAGGTCACTCACATCTTTACCTCACGGGCATTCCCTGTTGAGCCGTTTGATGACTTTGTAAAGCTCTGCCGTAAGGAGGGCATCAAGCTAATCGTTGATAACGATGATTGGTGGGTGCTACCCCCTACGCATCCCTTGCAAGGTCTGTACGTTGAGCAGATGAGAACTCGCATCGTGCGGTCTATGAAAGCAGCAGATGAGGTATGGGTGACAAACAAGCACCTTGCCTCAAAGGTCAAGAAGTACAATACCAACATCCGAATCATCCCTAACGCCATCAGCGTTCCAACGTGGCAGGTAGAGAGAGAGCCAAGCGAAGAAGTACGCTTTGGGTATATCGGAGGCAACCACCACGCAGCAGACGTAAGAGAGTCCACAATCAACCTTGAGGGCTATCAAGGGTATGTCGCAGAGGTAGATGGCTACCCCGATATTATGAAGGCAAGCCACAGGCTACCTACTATGCCACCAACACACTACCACAAGCTCTATGAGTTCTTTGACGTGAGCCTTGTTCCGCTAACAACATCCGAGTTTGCCAAGTGCAAGTCACACCTAAAGATGCTTGAGGCAGGATTCAGCAAGTGCGCTCTGATAGTGAGCAACACGCAACCCTATTCACCCTACATCACAAAGGACAACTGTATTGCTATCAAACACCCGAGCGAATGGGCAGGAGCAATCAAGAGGCTAAAAGAAAACCCTAACCAAGTGGCTGACCTAACGGAATCGTTATACGAGTATGTGCAGGATTTTACGATGGATAAGATAAACGAACTACGATGCTTTACATAGTCACGCCCTGCTCACGCCCTCACAACCTTGTAAGGCTTAAACAACATATCCCTGCGTACGCAACGTGGGTGGTGATGATAGACGCAAATTGCGACTTCAAGGGAGCAACAGGCGCATCAATCACGCACTACTCCACCCGCACAGGTACCGCAGGCCATCCCCTCCGCAATGAGTTCCTTGAGTTGTATGCTGATTCCTTTACCAAAGAGGATTGGGTGTACTTCTTGGATGATGACAATATCCTGCACCCAAAATTCCTTGAGGAGTGGAACAACCTAAACGCTTTGGACTGTTCTATTGTAACGTGGGGGCAAGTAGGTAGGCTGCGCCCTACCGACCAACCAAGAGTCGGCAACATAGATACCGCCTGCTATATGTTCAAGCCATACGACCTGCCCAACCTACGCTTTGAAATGACGTATGAGGCAGATGGCATCTTTGCGAAAGCAGCATCCGAACAGGGAACACTTATCTGCGTAGAGCAGTACCTTTGTTATTACAACGCCCTAAAATGAAAACGAGCAAACAAATAGACGGGTGGTTCAACCACCAAGCAGCATACGACTACCTCCTTGCCAATATGCCCGAAGACGGCACATTCGTAGAGTTGGGTGCGTGGCTCGGTAAGTCATCAGCCTACCTCTGTGACAAGGCCACCCATCAAAATGTCACAATCATAGATTCCTTCAAAGGAACGGCAGAGTACATTGACTCCTACTACAAGCTCGCCAAGACCAACGACATCTACGAGCTGTTCTTGGAGAATATGGGGCAGCGCAAGTTCAAGGCCATCAAAGCAACATCCAAGACCGCATCAAAGAAGTTCGCCAACGAATCACTTGATGTTGTATTCATAGACCTTGACCACTCATACGAGGCAGTCAAAGAAGACATCAAGCTATGGCTACCCAAAGTAAAGAAGGGAGGCTTCATCGCAGGAGATGACTACCACGAGAATTGGAAGGGAGTAATCCAAGCCGTAGATGAACTGCTGCCACACGCTTGGTTCATTGATGACTGTTGGATTTACCAAAGGTGAAGAACCACACAAAGGTCTATCTCAAAGGGATGGGCTACTCCACAACTGACTTCATCCCCTGCGAGGTATGTCAAGGCCAAGCCGTAGACATCCACCACATAGAGTCAAGAGGAATGGGTGGAAGCAAAATTGCTGATACGATAGAAAACCTGATGGCACTATGCCGTAATTGCCATGTTGCCTATGGTGACATCAAAGAGTTTAAGGAGCGACTTAAAGCAACACACAACCACCACCTATCAAAAAGAGTTATTTAGTTATGCAAAGAGCAGCAATCGGTACAATCATACCAAACCCAACAAACCCAAGAATCATAAAGGATGACAAGTTCAAGAAGCTTGTAAAGTCCATACAGGAGTTCCCACAGATGCTTGAGCTGCGCCCAATCGTAGTAGATGGCAATATGGTAGTGCTTGGGGGAAATATGCGCTTAAAGGCGTGTATTGCAGCAGGGCTTAAAGAGGTGCCTATCATTGTAGCAGACCAACTGACCGATGCGCAGAAGGCTGAGTTTATCATTAAGGATAACGTAGGCTTCGGGGAGTGGGATTGGGACTTACTCGCTAACCAATGGGATGTGGAAGCATTAGAAGATTGGGGGCTTGAGCTGCCCTTTGACAATACCCCTGTACTTGAAGCCGAAGAGGATGACTACGAAGCACCATCCGAAATAAAGACAGACGTAGTTTTAGGGGACTTAATAGAGATAGGCAACCACCGTCTGCTATGTGGGGACTCTACCGATAGCGATGCAGTCGCAAGGCTTATGAACGGAGAGAAAGCTGATATTGCATTTACATCTCCACCATACAATGCGGGTAAAAGCGAATTATTGAGTGGCAACACACACACAACGGACAATAAATACAATGAATATAACGACAATCAAAAGCAATCTGATTATTTAGATTTATTGATTGGATTTACAAATAATGCATTGATGAATGCGGATTACTTGATTTGCAATATTCAAAGTTTAGCAGGAAACAAGGTGGCGTTGATTGATTATTTGCATCAATACAAAAATAATTTCATTGATGTGGCTATATGGGACAAGGGTCACGGTGCGCCTGCAATGGCAGAAAATGTTATGACAAGTGTTTGGGAGTATATGTTTTTCATTTCATCCAAAGAAAAGGCCACTCGTGCAATTCCAAATGGCAATTTCAGAGGAACGATTCAGAATATCTATCGTGGTAAGCCCAATAGAAATAATGAATTTTCAAGTGTTCACGCTGCAACTTTTCCAATTGATTTACCCGAATGGGCATTGCAATTCACAAATAGTCAGGGCATAGTTCTTGACCAATTTTTAGGAACGGGAACTACAATGGTAGCAGCACACCAACTCAACCGCAAGTGCTATGGTATGGAACTTGACCCGAAGTATTGCCAAGTCATAATAGACCGAATGCACAAGCTTGACCCATCCCTTGAAATAAAAATAAACGGCAAGCCTTATGACAAGTAGTGACATCCATAAAAAGGCAATGCTTGATGCATTGGAGAAATCGTTAGGGGTTGTGACCTCCGCTTGCAAGAGTGTTGACATTGCAAGGCAAACGCATTACCGATGGCTGCAAGAAGACAAAGAATACAAAGCAGCAGTCGAAGAACTATCAGACGTAGCCATTGACTTCGCAGAGAGCCAACTGCACAAGCAGATAAAGGAGGGTAACTCCACCGCTACTATCTTTTTTCTAAAGACCAAAGGCAAGAAGCGTGGGTACGTGGAACGCCAAGAGGTAGACGTATCTTCGGGCAAGCTATTTCAAATTGAAGTGCTTGGAGAAGATTCAGACCAATAAAGTATATAACCACCTA